TTATTGATTTACTCCGTTCATTTCTTCTTCATACCGTTTTTCAAGTATTTCTTCCGGCAATGCTAACCATTCCGAATAGAGAAGCATATTGAAAACAAGTCCCGGCAGATCCAGCCCTGTTTTTCTTTCATATTCCTTCATACATTTTGAAAGTTTTTCGGTTGCTTTTCTCGCTCCCGTGTCCGTCAGTTCTTCTTCCTGCGGTCTAAATTCAAATCCCACTTTTTCAATTAGTTCCTCTTTTGCGTCCTGCATATAGTCTGCAAAGTCTTTCTTTGATTCCTCCGGCACTCCGTCATAAAGTTTCCACTCTATGTTTGTGTCGTCCAGCAAGAAGAAAGCCCATAGTTTTTCCCCGTTCTCTGAATTGAGTATTTCAAAATGCGGTTTCCAGTGTTCCCACGCCTTTTTTACTGTTTCCCTTGCTTTTCCCCATTCTTCCAAATTGTTCAACTTGCTTCACCCTCCGTCGCCAGTCATTCTATCTCTTTTTCTCCCACGCCAGTTCCTCCCCGGTGTCCTTCTGCACCTTTTCTTTGATTGCTGCGCAGACATATTCATTGAATGACTGCCCCTGCTGTTTTGCGATCTCTCGTACAGCTTCTTTCATTCCTTTTGGCATTGCCAATTCTGCCCGATCATAATTATTGTCGCGGTATTTATTTTTTGCTGCGGTTGCAGCCGGTCCCCTCGGAATGGTTGACTTTTTTTCCTGCTGCTCTGCTATTTTCTTATCTTCCGACATTTCTTAGTCCTCCTTTTGCTATTTCCGTAAGTATAACACATTTTCTACACTTACGGAAGTATAAATTTTATATAAATATACTTCCGTAAGTTTGTGTATATTGTCTATTGCTTTTATACTTCCGTAAGTATATAATATAATTATCAAATGAAAGAGAGGAAAACGCAATGACTATAGCAAATACAATCCTTGAGCAACTCGGCGGCAATAAATTTATCGCAATGACTGGCGCAAAAAACTTCTTAGCAGACGGAAACACATTGCGCATGACACTTCCTAAAAACCGTAGCAAGGCAAACCGCCTTTACATCACCTTTGACGCGACGGACACTTACACAATGTACTTTTTCAAATTCACTGCCGGACGGATCAATAAGAATTATGAATGGGTCCCGGAAAAGCAAGTAGATATTAAAAAGCTGTCTGGCGTATACGCTGATATGCTGCAAGAAATATTCACAGCGACAACTGGAATGGCAACACATTTATAATATCACTGGGGCGGCTCTGCTGCCGCCCTCTGAAAGAGGGGAAAACAAAATGAATGCAAGTGATCATCTGAAAAACATGAGTAAAACGGCTATGTATACAGTGAAGGACGGAAGAAAAAGCTATCTGTGTAACTTCTTTGAATGCCTTATCTATTTTGGCAATAGAAAAGTAAAAAGAATTGCTTACCAGAACAACAAAGACGGTTCAAACAATAGCGAACTACCTATATTGTATCTTACAAAATAAGCCACACTGCCCCGGTCTTCCGGGGTTTCTTTTTGTTCTTACGGAAGTATATAAAATGCACAATTATACTTCCGTAAGTTTGTGCGTTTTGCCTATTGCTTTTATACTTCCGTAAGTATATAATATAATTATCAAATGAAGGAGAGGAAAGCCACATGGAATTAGTAAAAGGAAACATTATCAAGCAGATCAAAAGAAATGAAAAGCCGGAATTTGCCGACACTTGCGCAAATAGGGAATTAACATATAAGGTTATCCGGGTAAACTCCAAAACATACGGTCTTGAATGTATCGACGGATATATGCAAGAGACCCGTTGCAATCTCTGTAAAAACTTCAATGAAAGCAGTATTGATGTATACGGCACAACTACAACATGGGTTCTTGTCCAGTAGTGAAACCACCGGGGCGGCTCTGCTGCCCCACTAGAAATATAATGGGGTGATAAACAATGACTGGCGAAAATTTTATGAGAATCAATAGGGGTTCAGATATTAAAGTGATTAAAGAGAAAATACTTTCACTGCAAAATGAATGCGGAAAGCTATATCAAGAATGCATGGAAACTGGATTTTTTGATGAAACAAAACATGATTCTTTATCAAAAGAAATTGAGTGGCAAGAGTATCTTTTATGGGGTCTTAGAAATGGAATGATAATAAAATAGGACGCTCTAATTTGCCCAAGAAACGTAAAAAGCCCGCAAGCGTATATTTTTACACTTACGGGCTTTAACTCTGTTTTTGGGGCTGTCTGGTGCGTCAGCGCGGCATAATTAGCCGTTGTCCTCTGTGACAATCACGCCGACATTGTTCTCGGCTCTCTCTGCTTTCTCCGCAGATACAGTCCCCACTTTGTTTCCTGCTCCGTCGTATGCATTCACCGTCCCATCCGGCTTTGGCTGCAATGCACCGTCCGGCACTTTATCCGTTGCCACTGTTGTTGTTCCGGCGTTTATAATCACCGTAGGTGCTGCCAGCGGCTGCGCGACTGTTTCCAAAAGCTGTCCGGGCTGCGCTTCCGCTTCCCCTGCTTTCATTGCTTCATATGCAGTCTGGGCAATGGCTTTCAACTGGTCTTCCGTCACATCCAGCCCGGCTTCCTCTGCAATCGCTTTCAGCTGTTCGACAACGGCAGCCATTTTTTCTTGTCCGCTCTCCGTCTTCAAAAATTCCCTTGCCCAGATAACAAACTTTGCCGCCCATTCTGCAAGGTCTTTCAGCTTATCTTTGGCACTTGCCGGAATATTAGGGAAAATGTACTTCCCGGCGCAAAACGCCCCTACTGTCACCGCGCAATAAATGATTGAAAAAATAACGTCTTTATTCATTTCTATTTCCTCCGTTTTTCTTTATTTTGTTGGCAGCTTCAACGTCTGCCCTGTGTGAATCACATTGCTTGTCAGTCCGTTTATGGTCTTGATTTCATTGTACCGTGCACCGTCTCCCAGCTGTGCGGCTGCTATGCTCCACAAGCTATCCCCGGCTTTCACGGTATATGTGCGCGATCCGCTTTCTGGTATTCTGATAATTTGCCCCACGCGGATTGCACTTGGATTGGCAATGCCGTTATAGCTTGCTAACTTCTGATAGGTTGTGCCATACTCGCTTGCGATCTTTGAAAGAGTGTCTCCCTTTTTCACGGTATATGTTCTTTCTCCTGCCGCTGCGGTGTTTTGCTGCGCAGAAGCCGTCAGCCCCGCTTTTTCAAGTGTCTTCTTGCAATTTGCCCCGTTATCCAGACCGCAGACCGTATGGCTTGCAGTCTTGACGTAAATTGCGCCCCGGACGCAATATGCCGCATTGTCCAGACATTCCCTTGCGGTTATGATCTTGTACCCGGCTTTCTGCAATGCTGTTTTCATGGTTGATGTGGTCCAGCCATTGCCGCCGTATGACACGCCCGCCGCGCCGGAAGCAACCGCCGCCACATGCTGCAAGCTAGAGCAATCGCAGTTGCACTTTCCTACTCTTGACAGATCATAACCCACCGCTTTTGCAAGCGTGTTCAGTGTGTTTCTGTCTCCCTGCCCATAACCTATGTTGTCATTTGCGCAAGCCGCTTCCACCGCCTTTGCGTGTTTCTCGCGCACGGCTTCTTCCGGGTGAATCGCCATAAAATCCCACGGTTTAGAATACCATTCACGCACGCACACTTCTTTCCCTGTGCCGTCGCCCTTTGTGCCGTTTACCGTCCCATTTTCAGAAATGCTTGCGTGTCCGATTCTTACGCCCATAGTCTTTCCACCTCCATTCTGATTTCCTGCGCTACTGCTTCCGCAGAACAACGCTGCGGCTTTTTTATATACAAGTGTCCTGCGGCTTACATACTTCCCCATTGTCTTATCTGCCAACGCTGCCGCGTGAATAGCTGAAAGCGTTACTTTTTCCGATCCACCGACATTCTGTGCCGCTGCCATCCCCACGCGCTTTGAAGCCCCTGCACCGCCTTGATTTTCCAAATCTGCATAGTATACAAGGCTTTGCTTATCCTCAATTCCCAGCTTGACCCCGTTTGACACATAAAGCAAAATGTCTGCTTCCGCTTGCGCGTCCTGCGCTTCCCTTCCCTTCTGTGTTCCCAGCAACTTTGACAGTTTTTCTTTCTCCGCTACTGTCACGGTCCGCGTCTGCCAGTTTGCGGCGGTCAAAATCTCGTTGCACAATGCCGCCCCCAGAATATCCGTTGCGGCTTGCTTTCCTATCTTCTGTGCAATGTTTTTCACCAATAACAATGCCCGGTTTCCGTGCCACTGCACTTTCCCTACGCTTACCGCCCCATTGTCATTGGCATTTACGGAAGAATAACCGCCCTCATTGGCAAAAATAATGGCTGCGGCGGCTGCCGCAACCTCTTTTTCCCCTGCTTCGTTCAATTTCTTCTACCTCCTATGGCATACCCGCGAAATCAGACAACGATCCACACAAGTCCGGGTTCCCTGCCTTAATTTTCAGCAAATTTTCCGCTTTTGCTTTCCAGCAATAGAAAGCTACTGCGGCAGCTGTCACGCCCCCGGTAAATGTCAATAGTGTTCCCAGCTGGTATATATCTTTGAACACAACCACCCAGACCCCCACGGCAAACGCTATGTAATAGGTCAAAAGGATTGAAAAAAGCAGCACTTTTGTTGTGCCGCTTTTCTTTTCCGGGTGCTCTTCCAGTTCCTTTTTCCGTTTCCGGCGCTGTCGTCTCATTCCGGGCAGATTATAAACGGCAATCAGTGTAACCGCTAACAGAAAGCCGCCAACAAATACAAAAATATATTTCACTTTCTTTCACCTCCGTTTCTTCTGGCTTTTACCGCAGCTTCTTTCCGGGCTTTTTCTTCTTCTTCATCAAGTGCAAAATCATTTTCCCGTATGCACTGCTTGTAAATCTCCAAAATGTACTCATGCGCAACATCAACTTGCCCGTTTGTCAGCTTGTTTTCCGTGATATACTTATCGTATCTGTCCAAAATTTCTATCACATGATCAAATTGCTCTTTTGTGTGCCGCCTATGGTTCATACAGCTATCGGAAAAGTCCAGAATTTCCGTGCGCCAGCTGTCCACCTTAAATTCCGTGACTTCCTTTTGCAGTTCGTCAAGTTGTTTCTTAATATCCGCGTTTATGAGATTTCCCAGCCGTTTCAATAACCAACGCACGGGCTGAAACTTTATGCCCGGCGTTAGATCAATCACAATCCCACACCCTGCAAGTATTGATAAAATCCACTTGATTTCTTCCCAGACGGCGGCTGTGTCAATCGTCTGTACTGCTCCCATCTTCTGTCTTCACCTCCTTTTTGTACATTTCATTTAGACTTTGCCGCAGACCATAGCTGTTGAAGTGCTGCAAAATGCCCTTATATGAAGCAATGCTGCGGTCTAGTGTTTCCCGGTCAATTTCCCCGTTATGAAACGCTGAAAACATATACTTCAACCGCTTTTTCATCTTCTTTGCTGTCTTCTTCCTCAATTTGATGTGTGTTGACCACACGCGGAATCCGACAAACTCAATGCCCATGCTCGTTGGTCTTATGCATGTTTTACTGTTCAGCTGTAAATGCAATTTCACATCCAGAAATCCGGCAATGTCCTGTTTTACCCTTTCCAGATATTTCTTGTCATGGTGTAGTATTATAATGTCGTCCATATAACGGATATAGTAATGCAAATGCAAATTGTGTTTGCAGTGCTGGTCAAGTTCGTTCAAATACAGATTAGCGAACATTTGAGAAGTCAAATTGCCTATTGGCAGCCCTACTTCTCCCAACAATTCATCATAGGCAACATTTCCCACATCTGCGCCCAGCGGTAGTCCAAAATTGGTGTCTTCGCAATTTACGATTACAGAAAGAACGTGCAGCAAATCTTTGTCCGCAATCTTCCTTTGCAGAATTTCCATTAAAATTTCATGGTCTACCCGGTAAAAATATTTTGAAATATCCAGCTTTAAGTAGTAAAAGCGTTTCGGCTTCCTGTCTGTCTTCCTTAACCAGCTTTGCAGCTTCTTTATTGCCCTATGTGTCCCCTTGCCTACCCTGCAAGCGTAACTGTCAGAAATAAACTGCTTTTCAAAGTATGGGTTTAATATGCTGTAGATGGCATGTTGCGCCACCCGGTCTTTGAATTTCAATGACATAATCATTCGCTTTTTAGGTTCGTACACATAGAAAATGTTATACTGTCCTACGCTGTAAGTCTTCCAGATCAATTCATTCTGCAATTCAATCAGATTTTCTTCCAGCCGATCCGTATATTCCATTACGTCTGGTCTGTACCTTTTGCATTTAATGGCTTTCTTGTAGGCATTGAAAAGATTTTCAAAGTCATATATCAACGGGAAAATATTTTTGATGGTCTGCAATCCCTTTTCCCTCCTATCGTTAAAAATGCGCCGTGCAAATTTACTCTGGTTTTTCCATTTCAAACGTAACTTATTATCCGGCATTTCTGCCAGCTTTCAGCCGCCCGGAAATCCGCTGCGGCTTACTAACAGTTTTCACGGCAATTCAATCTTTTTCCTGCGGGTCCCCTCTGCCGGTCCCCCTCAGAATGGAAATAAACCCCTTAAACCCAAACGCGCGGGACGCAAGCACTTGTGCTTGTGACTGCTGGCAAAATGGGGTGAAGCGGAGCGGAAGCCAACATTGTTGTTGACGTTGGAACGCGCGTTGTTCAAATTCAACGCCCCTACACCGCCGTTGGACGTGTTGTTGAAGCCAGACCCCCGGAACGGCACGGCAATACCCTACTAACGGCTTATTCCCATATACAAAAAGCAAGGGCAGCAATGCCCCTGCTTTTTATTTCTTTTTCTGCTTCCCTGCGCCGCTTTGCGCGGCTGGGCTGCCGTTTAGTGATTTATAGTACCCACCTATCATGCAGCCGATTTCATTTATTTTGCGTGAAATCTGCTCATATTTCTTTATGGGCAAACACGGCTTTTTATCCCTCATATAGTTTGGGTCTGCTGCAAGTCTTACAAGATGGCGCAATACGTCAACTTCATTGTCTAAATCGCCCAGCGTTGTTTTCTTATAGTGCTTGTTTTCCAACGTCACCACTAACCGTAGCATACTCAACATAGTTCCCCGTATATCATCCGCAAGCCGCCGTTGTGACTTCGGAAATTGTTCTAGCTGCGGTCCCGCATACAAAAGCAATTCATATATTTTGTTTTTGGTGTGAAAATCTTCTTGCGTGGCGTTGTCCTGCACTGCGTCAAGCTGCGGCAATTCTTCCCTTGAATTTTCCTGCATTTCCCGCGCCCTGCCTTTTTATATTTTTTTCGATGGGGATGGCTGCCGCCATCCCCGCAGTTTATCAGTTTTCAGTTGCCAGTTTTTCATCATAAGCGGAGCGGAAGCCAACACTGTCGTAGACGCCGGAACGCGCGTCGTACAAATACAACGCCCCTACACCGCCGTAGGACGCGAAGCTGAAGCCAGACCCCCGGAACGGCAGCCGTTCGCCCTCGCTGTTCACATAAAGCTGGTGTCCCGTAGTGGGGTAAATGTCCGCAGTGTCTTTCATTAAGCCCAGTGCTTTTACGATCTGCGGGATGTTTACTCCGCTTGCTGCTGCCACGCCAGAAAGTGCAATACTTGTATTAAAGGCAGAATTTGTTGATGTTCCTATCACAATCTTATTGCTTACAAGGTCATAGTGTAGCGTTCCCAGCGTCCCCGGATTGACAAAGGCCCCGTCCGGCTTGATCGCTTTCCATTCCGTGCTATCTGCGGACATATCGCAATCAGCCCTCATGCAATTTCCATACGGGATTATCTGGATTTCACCGCCGACAATGCGCAGCCCCGCAACCCATTCCCAAACATTGCCGCAAAGGTCCGCAATACCAGCCGGGCTTCCGTCGTGATACCATGTTACTGGTCCGCTGCCCGTAGCAGTCCTACCGCCGCCGTGTGATCCGTCAACATATGTATTTACGCCTTTTTCATATCCTTTTTCATAGCTTCTATCCCAGTTCGTGTTGCCGCGCGGTAAATGGTTGTTGCGGTTGCACCACAACATAAGTGCGCCCCATAATCCATTAGGTGTCAGACCCCAGCCCGCGCCCTTTTTGCGGCAAGCTGCAAGTGCGGAATCAAAATTGATATATACTTTCGGGTCCTTCATGGGTAAGGAATATGCACGATCATTTACTACAACGTTTTGATACTTTGAAATATACAGTATTTCCCTTTCTACGCCGTCCACCTTGAAAACATCCAGCGTGTCTTGTGTTCCCCCGGTGATAAGGTCCGAAAACTTCATTTTCGGTATACCGACCATGATCGACGGCTTTTCCAGATCATCATAAATAACTTTGTTGTTGCCCCCAAATGAAGCAACCGCCATGCTCAAATCATCAAAATTTCCCATACTTTTATACCTCCCATAATGTAAGTGTGCAAAGTGAAATGTCAAACGGAATCGGCATGGGAACTTCCCGTGGTTCTCCCGTCACGTCGTCTTTTCCGTCCTCGATCACATCATAACGCCGTGCCGGAATGTCAATCTGCGCCGCATACCTCTGTGCCGTGCCGCCCACGCCGATCACAATACCGCTTTCAGCGTCAAAACAAATGTCAAGCGTTACTGCTTCGTCTCGTTCTCTGGCTGCCAGATTGATTGTCAGTTCATCATCACCGAAAGTGATCTTCTTTCCCCCGGAAACCGCAAATTCAATATGCGGTTTTCCCGGTTCTTTTTCCACTACATTGATCTTAGTAGTATCTTTTGCCATTGTCTCTACCTCCTTTTACTACTTCAACCGTGCGGGCTGCAATGACTTCTGCTGCTTCCCGCTGGGCTGGCGTTCCCTTTCCCTTCACTCCAAAAGAACGCAGCACCGCTTCTTCATGCGCTCTGCGTCCCTCCTGCTTGATAATTACTGCTGCCATCAATAAAACCCGCCTTTCACATATAATTTGACCGTAACGCTCTTTGCGCTTCCAGTGAAAGCAACCTTGAAGCCGTTTTGCAGTTTCGCGGAAATCTCGATTTCTCCCGGAAATCCCCCGGAATGCTCCACAACTTCCGCTGTTACTGTATAGTCAACATGGTTGCGGCTCTGCGCCAGTGACACGGTTTTGACGGAATTGTTAAATGGATATTCCTGTGTATTTGTCATTGTCACTGCGATCACTTCCCCGGCAAGGTCTTTTAATGACTGCTGCTGGTGTATCGCCCCGACTGCCATCAATGCCGCCAGTTCCCCAGCGTTTGAAATGCCGTCCTCCATGTGGTTGAAGTTCGCCGCGTTCTGCGGTGTCCCTTGCTGGATCACTTCACCCTCAACGGGTGTGTGTGTTATTGTCCCATCATCATTCCGGCTTTCTGTGTATCTGTTTTCAAATTCCGTCACATGATCCTGCCATAACTTAGGTTCGTACATTGTTTTTACACCTCCTTTTCTACAAAGTCGAACACGAAACGGTACAACGCGCCCTCTTGGACATTTGAAAGGCTTATATCTTCTTCTTTCTCTGCCCATAGCTTCCCAGCCGTGTTGTAAAGCTGTACTTTCTGGATTGTTGCAGCCGTCCCCAGCTGCGGCGTAATTGCGATATACACTGCAACTCTGCCGTCAGAAAGTCTTTCCTTGCGGTGAATGACTTTCTTTTCCTCTTTGCCGTTTACCGTCACAACCGCATAAGAAATAATTCTTTCAATAAACTGCTTGAAGTCCTCTTTTGCTTGTGCTGTCAGCATGGTTTTCCCCTCCTTTGCTTATAATTTCCGGCTGCTTCCGCATTGCTTGACGGTATAAGAAAACCCGGCTGCATGTGCTGTACTTTCCACCGCCCCGCCCTCCGTCCGCTGCGCTGTGCTTCTTTCCGGGACCGTTCCTGCTGCCGGGCTGGTGAAGGTATGCGCCGCCGTTTCTCCCTCCACCTCTACTGCTGCCCCCGCGCTTCCCCCTCTGTGGCTGCGCTGTGGGCTTTCTCCGGCGTTTAATTGTCCCGAAGGTGTATTTCTATACCCATACGCATTTGAAGCCGTTTCCGCGTCAATCTGCGCTTGCTGGTGGTGAAATACCGTGCTTCGTTCCGGGTCTGTGCCCGCTGCTTGGCTGGTGAAGCGGTATGCTTCCGTTTCTCCTGCCGCTTCCATCACTGCCCCTGCGTTTCCCCCTCTATAGACGCGCTGTGGGCTTTCTCCGGCGTTTATTTGTCCTGCTGGTATATTTCTATACCTAAACGCATTTAACGCCGTTTCTGCGTCAATCCGGGCTATTCTTCCATGAAATTCTGTGTTTCTCTCCGGGACCGTTCCTGCTGCCGGATTGACAAATATAAATCCTGCTGCTTCCGTCCCCACAACAATATTCCGTCCGCAATTCACGCCTTTTATATTCCGCTGCGGGTATGTCCCTGTGTGCAGTTTCCCCGTCGTTGGTGCGTGGTATAAAAAAACGTCCGTGTGTGTATGTATTTCACAATGAATGTGTGACTGGTAGACAACTTCGTCAAAGTGCGCTGAAAGTCTTTTATACATCTTTACTGCTCGGACAATATCAGAGAAACTTGCAGTTATCCTTGAATTTGTCACATCACAAACAATGTGGAAGTGTCCGGGTTCTCCCTCGTACTGAAACCATTCTTCAACTTCGCTTTCTGGGTACAGTGCGGACAATGCCTTTTCAATCGCATACTTTGTCCCCATCTTCTTATGCACCCTCATACTGCTTTTCAGTAAGTCGCGCTTTGCCGCAAGTGGGTATGAATAATCGTACCAGTCAACGTGTAAGTCATACGCCAGAACGTCCACAAGTTCTTCCGGCAGATCGTCAATGCGTGCGTATATCAGTACATTTTTCATTTCCCCGGAAACTGTCAACAATTCATCCGTTATTGCTTTTGCAAGCGCAACCATTTTTATATCACTTGCCAATGCTTGCGGTAGATATTTTGTAAAGTCGCTTTCGTAGATTGTTTCAGACATCTTCAAGACCCCCATTCAAAACCGTTTTGGTTGTCAGCTTCCCGACTGTGATATCATTTATCGCTTTGAATGTTGGCTGCCGCACTTCCACGCGCTTTGCCCCTGCTTCCATCATCATTTGCACTAAATAAGACGGGTTTATGTCCCGTCCCATTTTCGATGTTTGCCATAATATGTAGTCGTCCACTGCTTGCCGTACAGCTTTGTCAATTACGATCGCGCTTGCGTTGTTCGGCTGTGCAATATAAAAGGTTGTATCAACGGAAAATTCTTCTATTTCCGGCTTTGATACTGTCACAATATCCGTCAGCGGTCTAATATCATCCGCGTTTAATGCTTCCTCAATCTCTTTCAGCACTGCTTCCGTGGCTTCCGCTCCATCTTGTAGCAGGACACGCACGTCAACCACGCACGGTTCCGGGCTGCTAACTGCCACGTCTGCCACTGCGGATGAAACAGTTTTCGTCCAGTATATATATCCGTTAATGGGTCCGGCTGTGCTGAAACTTTCCAGACTTTCCCGCATATGATTGTAATAACTTTCGTCGCTTTCTTCGTCTGCCCCGCCGCCCGTTTCCGTTATGTTCTCTATCTTTTGATAATAGTCGTAAACGTCCACGATCTCTTTTAGCTGCCCAGCTGCAAACCCGTTTCCGATTTCCCCTGCAATAAGGCATTCTGCGTCTATATCGCCGTAAGTTTCTCCGGCTGGTATCTCTAATATTTTTGTTGTGGCAAAAATTATGTCCCCGTCTGCCGTCACTCTTGTTCCTGCCGGAATAAATATGCTCTGTTTCTGTGCTTCTGAAATATAGCAACGCACCGTTGTTGACGCTTTACTTGCCGGAAGCCTTTTTGTGTCCCGGAATAATTCTGCTAAACTGTCAAGGTATACCCCTTTTGCATATCGCGGGACGTTCATTTTTGCCACTTCGTTAATAAGTACACGTTGCTGTACCACAACCGACGCGCACCACGCAATGAAAAGTCTTTCCGGGGAAGCCGGGTAAAGTGTCCTCTGTGTGATTTCCTCAAACTTCAATATCATTCTTGAAATTTCTTTTTCTGTATTTGTGTCCAGAAATTCAATTTCCGGGTATTCATTAATCATTTTCGTTCACCTCCGATATGATATTGTATGGCACTGTGTACGCTAATCCTCCATTTTCGCTTTCTTCCTCAAATTCAAGGTCTGCTGGTTCAACCCGGTCTTCAAATCTGTGTATCTGATCCGCTACGTCTTCTGCTATATTGTTTTCATTCCCTGCGGTCAGTTGGTGCATAAATTCCCCGGAAATCCCGAAACCTCTCATAAATGGGACAGACCCCCTTGTTGTATTGCAGATCATAGCAATGCACTGTTTCACGTCTTCCGCTTCCGTTTTTGGTGCAAGGTTTATTTCTGTCATATCACCCGCTTTTAACTTTTCCACTCTTGCACCCCCTATGCCTTTTCCTTCATTTCTACTTGCACGTCAGCGACCCACAAATTCCCTTTATTATTGTACCGCGGCGAAATAAAGTACCCATCTACCGCAGCTTTCCTGCAGATTAAATTCTC